GGATAGTTAACTCGACATCTGCCTTCATATACTGATAGTTGTTAATCTTATCAACAACCTGGGAAGATTTTTGAAAGATCGCCTCGGGGAACAAAAACTCGTCTTTGTAAAACTTAATATTATTCTCGTAAGCTTCAAAAGGCGTATGGAGGGGAACGACGACATCCTGTGAGGACCACTCGGATGTCTTCAGGCGTACTTCACGCTCCAGGACGTTTCGGATTTGTGGGGTAATCCACACTTCCGACGCCTCCTGGACGGTGGTTGACGGCCTGCTCTCTTCCTCTCCCTGCGCTTCTTGGACACTAGTCAGATCTGTTATAGGTACTTTTTCGGTTTGAGATTCAGAAACATGAGAAATTTTACGCTCGGGCTTGTTAAACACCGAGACAACCCAGGGCATATTTACTTCGTGCCCCGTGCTAAATAGCACTACGAAGGTTCTTTCCAGTGATCGTCACGTTGGCTTTTAGGGATCATATGCCAACGACCGCTGCAGGGGTTTGGTGCGAAAGACGCATTAGGTGTGAGCCGGAGGAGAACACCCATTCACGCCCCACGGAGAGCACCACTCCGCAGAACCAACCACAGGGCTTGGGAAGAAATGACATTTCCCGCAAGAAATAGCATTTCCCTCGAGCCCGGTGGTTGATAAGAGGGGAGGCCCCACCGAAGTGGAGAGCTTTAAAGTCGCGAGACTAGCTTTGCTTTAGGTGAGTTGCCTCTCTCACCAGCAGACGAGGTCTGCTACCTTTTGTCGGTGTTCGTGGTACTCAGGCACTTGAGTGTAGACTCCAGCTTTACTTGCGGCACGTTGGATGCAGTGCGTCTTTTCCTTGTACTCTTTCTCAGAGAACAAGCACAGTTCGCTGTAGGCTGACTCAAGATTCTCACGCGTTGCCCCTTGCACATCAGTCCCCCTCACCCAGTTGGTCATATCAAGAACGACTTCCATTGGAAGTTGTCCCTCATATGTCCCGTATGGGGTCAGGTGAAAGTTGCGCTTGAGGTAACGAACGTCACTGAGTGTCCGGTACTTTACCATCTCGCCAGTTTTCCCTTCGTCCGTGTAGGTGAGTCCAATGTTCTTCAACACCCCGGTGATAGTGACCTGATTATACAAATCGATCACTTCATCCGAAATGTTGAGCACATTGTCGTCACCGTAACATTGAAGGGACACCTGTGAGCGGAAACCACCTTTATCCTCCACCAGCTCGTAGTACGCAATGCGCATCACGATCTGGTTGAAGATAGAGTTGATAATCACCGTGAGAGGGTTACCGGATGGTTGAGAGTGGGTGAGCCTAACGAGCTTGTTCTTGTACACGATGTCTGCGTTGCAAATCATGTCAAAGAGCACAGTTCGCTCGGTTGTGTATTCATCTGCGTACCAGTCATTCATGACATCGAAGACCTCCCAAAGAAGGTCCTGACGTAGACTGCCGTCAAAATTGGAAAAATCTCCAGCGATCACCTTGTTACCTTTCGATCTTAGGTATTCGCCGGTCTTGTGCCAATCTGGACTGTACACATTAGTGCCCACTCCAACTTCGTTGTCGATTTTATTGAGAGTGAGAGATCCCACGAAAGCACCAAAATATTTTCTAACCAAAATGGAAAGGTTCATCGGTGCAGCAGCGAAGACGCGTGTTTTCCCAGCGTCAACTTTTGCTATGGGTCTCTTCTCATCCTTGAGGGTTGCTATGTACGCGGCATTGCCACGTCGGCCCTCTTTGATGTGACTCTCAAGTTCCTCGACATCGTGTTGGAGCTCGGCAGAAATGAATTTCTCTTCCCCACTACCCAACCACGTCTTCTTGCCAGGTTCTTTGTTCGTGAGAACATACGGATAACCGGGCGACGTCTTGCGGTTGAGCTCGTTGATTCCAGCTTCTTCGTTGCCCCACACAGATTCCTCAAGTGTGAGAAGTCGGGTAATTGCGCCGTTCGGGATGGTAGAATGTACATTCTTAACATCCTGAACTGCACGTCTAACCGACGACTCAGACACTTTCA